CTTTCAACAATTCTGCTGATCTTAAAATTGCAGACTTCATGGATTGGTTCTTACAAAACTCTGTGGCCTTATCTTTAGCGTATTCTATTTCCTGTCTATTAACTCTAGATTGTATCTCAACCAAAACATCTAAAGTTTCTTCCTTTAGCTCATTATCAGGCATTGACGCAATCTCTACTTTCAATGTCTCATAAGTAGGTGGTTGATTATACTTGTTAAAAAGTTTTCTCAACTCATTCCAAACAAGCCTATGGGCATCTGTTGTAAAATAATCTTCCTTTAATGACTCAAAGGATTTTTCAAAAAAGTTCCTATCGGTAAACAATCCTTGAATTACATTGTTTTGAAATCCAACACCAAACGACTCAAATGAATCTTTATTTGTCAACTTGTCTTCTCCTGCAAAAAATTATTAATACTTTGGGGGATTATCTTAATACACACAATAAAACTTTTACACCTTAAGAGTAGAAAAAATAGAAACCCAATTATCTAAACTATTAGGCGACACATCTTCCTCTAAGAGAGTTAATCTAAACTTATATGAATTAAATTTAGGAACATCTTTATCATAAGATCCATTTATATCATCGATAGATGTCATTGATATATCCAAGTCTTGTAATTGGACAATACTATAATTTAATTTAATTAAATCTTCATTCTCAACATACTTTTGATACTTCTTTTCACTACGGCCTTTTGCCCAATCTATAAAATCACCTGCATCATAACCTTTCTTATTATCCCACAGAAGATGTATTTGTCTTCGGGCTGTTTTTTCACCGATACCTTTCACACCTTGTATGTTGTCACTCTTGTCGCCAACAACAGCCTTGAGTAAGGCATAATTTGGCGGATGAATGTTTTCTTTTTGGTGCATCCACTCTAAGTCAATAAATTCACCCTCTTTGTTAATTTTTGTTTTTACTGGCCGGAAAACACTGGTATTCTCATCTACTAATTGTAGGTAGTCTCTATCTGTGCTAACAATTACTTTTTGACGATCTTTAATTACTTGTTTACACATATAGGCTATAACATCATCAGCCTCTAAATACTTTACTGCAATTTGTCTGACAGGCAGGAGATCTAAAGTTTTTTTTAGGATATTTAGTTGTCTGGCGAATGCCTCTTTCTCGGTCTCATCTGAGGTCTCAAACCCCCTTCTCATCCCCACCATCTTGCGGCCACGTTTGTAGTCCTCCAACTTCTTTCTACGTTTCTGTGACGATCCTGCACCTTCCCAAGCTACTACAACCTCATCGGGGTTAAACCTATTAATATAGCTCTGTAATGCATTCAGGCTTCCATAAAATCCACCTACGTGTTCTCCATTATCATTGGTCAAAGGAATAGAGGAAAAACACCTACAATACAAATTTAGCAAATCAATAAGCAACACAGGCTTTTTAGACATTTAAAACTCCTTTTATAGTAGGGTAAAGTTATAACCTTTATTTGTGGTATAATAACACTTTTTTACACCATAGTCTTGCATTATTTTATAGCAAGACCCACAAGGATGTGCAGGCTTTAATAAACCATTTTTATCCTCTCTGTATACATACATCTTTGATCCAACAATGTTATCTTCGTAACGATAAGGATTGACTCTTAATAAAACATCAAGCTCTGCGTGAATGCTTTGAGCAAAAAAATCATAATGTTTTTTAATCATGGGATGGCTTTTATCTTTATTAAAACCAGTAAAAACTTTTCCATTCTTTAAAATCAATACCGTTCCAAATCTTGTTCCATGCAAACTCTTTAAACATTCATTTCTTGCTATTCTAAACCACTTATCACTAATTACTTCTTTAATAACTTCTGCATTGCTCATTCAAAACCTTTAATTTTAACATCTACAAATATAAGAAAAGAAACTTTGTTTGTCAAGAACTATTTTAAAACAACACTAATTTATCATCACAAACATTTTTATTAAGTTTTACAACTTTTATGCTAGCGTTTTTGTATCTATAAGAGGGAGTTCCAGGCGATTCCAAAATGTCAATATAGTTTATAAATCTTGGATGCATTGTATCTCTTACTTGGTAAACTCCAGATTTTTTACCCGCACTTAAAAAGATGTAATCACCATAATTTAAAAACCCACCATACCTCTTTAGTAGGTTTCTAGAAGCAGCTACATATCTATAATCACTAGCTTTATTAATTGTGAATTTGGTTCCATCTGCAGTTATGTTTGGAGTATCATCAGTTTGTGCAGGAACGGGATGATACATAGTAACTGTTACTTGGTAGGTATTATGGGATTCTTGTTGCAGTTTTTTTCTAAGAATTCTTATTCTATCTGTTAGGGTGTCAATATGAGAACTCATTTTATTGATCGCCTCTATGGTCTTATTACTGTTACTTTTTTCTGTAATTATTTCACTTCTTAGTGATTTTATTGTTTCTTTATTTTCTACAATAATGTTGTTTTTTTCTATACTGTGGCTAACAAAAACAACGGACAATAGTATGATAATTAGTGTTTTTATTTTTTCTCTACTCATCTTTCTTTCTCTTGTTTGTAGTATAAATACTACCTAAAAAAAATAGAAATAACCACTATCAAGTAAAAAAAATTAGATTCATTTTTTGAATAAAAAATTGTAAAAAAATCTACAAATCCAAACAAAACTAAATCCCGCTAAACACTGTTTCCAATCGATAGAAGGTGCACCAAATGATGCAAACGCATAATTGTAAGTATAGGAAAATAACCAAGAAAAGCCAGCTAAAGCAGCAGCTGCCATAATAATGACAGCTGCCGCTCCGATTATAAATCCTATATAATAAACTGCATTTTTTTCTTGATCATCATCATTATCATTATCATTAATAAATGCAACCATTATATTTCTTCTTCTGCTTGTAACTCTTCTGTTGTTATTTCTTCAGATCTTTTGTCTGGATCTTGCTCTATGACCAACGATTTTTTCACAAGACGCCTGCAATAATCATGAGCTTCTTGATTAGACAAATCGCAGACCCACTCTACAAACTTTCTATTTTGAAACTCATAAACCTCACCTGTTTCCTTATTAGTTATAGAGCTTTTTTGAGCGGAAATCTTTTCTGCTGCACCAGATTTTAATAAAACATCCAACCAACTTTCTTCATCTATCAGGCCGCGTGTGAAATACATCTTTAATTCAGCCTCACGGTGTGGCGGACCCATTCTATTCTTGATGAGTTTTGGTTTGATACCAACACCAATAACATCTTTACCAGCCTTTACCTTACCGCCACTATATAGTTTCATACGAACCGAAGAAAAGAAAGGAATGGCCTTACCGCCAGGTGTTACTGTGTCGTCACCAAAGAATACACCAATCTTTTGCCTAACTTGATTTAGAAACACAAGAGCCACTCTTTGATGGCCGACATAACGAATAATTTTACGAAGTCCTTGACCAATCATTCTTGCGTGCATTCCTATTGTAGATTCTCCAAAATCATTCTGTAATTCTGCGTCAGTAGATGTTCCTGCGACACTATCCCACACAATGCAACATAGCTTATCCTTGTCATTCTCTTTTATTCTACGAATAATGTCCTCAATAGCTGAGAACACTTTTTCTACAGATTCAACTTGAACATAAACCAACGAACCTTCGGGATATAGTTTTAGTCCCAATAGAGATAAAAAATCTTCATTACACGCATTTTCTGTATCAATTAAAACAGGTATACCGCCTTTATCTTGACAGTCCTTTAGAATCATGTAAGATAATAAGGACTTACCAGTGGCCGCCTCACCACAAATTTCAGTAAGGCGGCCAACAGGTATACCCCCCTCGGCATTTTCATCATTTGAAATAATAGTATCTAAGACAGTAGATCCAGTAGATAACCATTCTTTTACTTCTGGTGGACTATCGCCTTTACCAATAACATAAGCAACATCACCAAGTTTTTTATTAAGGCTATCTACAAGTATGTCATTTAAAATTGAATCGCCCTCAAGAGAGGGCGACTTAGTAGCGTTCATTTTCTTTCTTGGCATAATCTTACTTCAACAATTCATCAAAAGCGCTGTTGATCTGATCATTAACTTCAGACTTTTCTTCCTTAACTACAGGTGTAGAATTGCTAGATCCATAATCCCTATTTGTTCCTGCAGATGAATCTGAATCATTAGCATCGGGATTGATGTGTTGATCCAATGCCTGCTTCATCTCTTCCGCAGATGAATAGTCAAACAAAGTATTGATTGGTGCAATGGTATCAATAACACTATCAATGTCATTCTTTGCCGCCAAAGCAGTAGGTTTTAGTGCCGTAGTAATAGTAGTGGGCATTAACCAGCCATTATAGCCAGGCTCAACCGTAACCATCAAATCCAAACCTTCAGTAGGGTCGGTGATGTCAACATTCTGACGCAATCCGCTACGAACATGATTAAGAATTTCCTTATAAGTTGTTCTTGGTGAAATACTCCACCAACGCAAACCTAAATCTTCTTGCCCACGAACAAGTATTGGCAAATACACACGTAATGTCGGAGCCATAGTCTTAAACATTTCTTTAAATGACTCATCATTGGTCTTTGTATACTCACCCCAACACTTGTTAGCAAAATCACAAATCGGATCAGGCTCATTCTTCATTTTATTAGGACAAAGAAATGTCTTACCACCAATACGAAAATGAAACCACAATTCTTGAAAAGGCATTTCCATATCTTCCTTGTAAGGAGCGATGCGAATCTGATGTTCGCCCTCATCAAGTTTTACAATACTTTCTTGAGTATTGTTACTACTACCGCCCTTGTTATCCAATCGATCAAGAGCATTATTAATCTTATCCAAACTAATTGCCATAACTGAACTTTCTCCTATAAAGAGGTGGGGTTAATGTGAAACATAGTAATAAAGTTATTTGACTTTTTAAACTCAAAATGCATTATTTACATAAATCTCCAAATCTGTTAAAAATGGTTTTTTCTTTAATTTTTTAACTATGTATAATATACTAAGGATAGGTAGGAAAGTCAATAATAAAAAATGTTTATTTTTGATAATTTTTGAGCCAAATTTCTGTTGTTTTAGGATAAATTTCATTCATAACCTTCTTCATAGCAATTGCGTATTCTCTTATTTCAAATTGTGCGGTAGATTCATCTCTGAGTTCAATAAAATTCATAATAGCTTGAAAAGAAGCTGTCCAATATACCTCAGTATAAAGTGTTAATGGAAGAATACATCTGGCTTGTTCTCTCGCGACTCCCATCTCTAACATCTTATTATAGCTTATTATTGAAGCATCTAACGCCTCATGCCATAAAGTTCTGGCCATGATTTGATCAGAAATTATACCGTCTGAAGCTTGTTTATTATCTGTGCTTTGTTTGCGGAAAAATTGGGGATTATAGAATTCATCATAAGGTATGTATCTGCCACTTATCTCATTCCATGCATGATCTTTTGTGGAGTGACTACTGCTGGTCTCTGCACCTACAACATGCTTATACCATTGCCTCATTACAAACTCTGGAGCTTTTATGTGAAACTGGACCATCAAATGCCTAAACGGAGAAAAATGCTTATGCTTAGCTAAATAATTAACCAGCCTTTCATCTTCTTTTTCAAACTTATCTTTTACCTTACCGAAAGAAACTCTCGCAGAATTAACTACTGTTAAATCGTCGCCTAAAAAATCAACTACTCTCAAAAAACCTTTATCTAAAACATCAATTTTATTATTCATAAACCTCTTCATCATAGTCATCTAAGGAATTAGGATTGCTATAATCAACTTCTCTTAATTTTTGTTTACTATTTTTTCTTTGATTTCTGCGATGATTCTTTTTTAATCCTTTATTAGGGTTATTAATTTCTTTTACATCTCTTCGGCGTTCCGTATCAGCCATTTCTTTCCTTTCTAAATAATGTATAGCTTTCTATATTTGTAATAGGTAACACTACATAAACTTATATTTACCCAAACTTTATCATTCCCATAATTGCATTTATGGGTGCAAAAAGACCCGTAAGTTTATAAGTGTTTCCCTTATAGTCAAAAACGATTCCCTCACTAGGAACAATTTTATTAAAACCGCCAGCCTTCTTAAATCTCTGTATTTGTCTTTTTAGCTGCTTAAGTTTGGTGATATCACCCCCTTTACGTAGATCGGAAATAGTATTTCCTAAATCTTTCTTCATGTCTTTCACACCCTTTGCGGGTGATACAGCGATAAAATTTTTGGCGTTTTCTAAAACCTCAGCTCCTAGTGAGAGAAATACATCTTCAAAAGGTGCTACATTTTTCTGAAATAAACCTTTTGAATCAACCTTGTCAAGCTTACTTGCAAAGTTATAAATCTTCTCATCTTTCAAATTAGCCTTACTTAGAGCAAAACTCTTATCACCTTCAGCAAACCTTTTCACTAGTTTTACTTTCAAGTCTCTACTTAGCTTTACTCTACTCTTACGAGCTTCTTTTTCTACCATCTGTAGCCAAAATTTTCTATGGTATTGTAATAAATTATCATTATCACCTAAACCATATTTTCTCTGTAGTGCAGAAATTCTTTTGACATGCATGTCTGCATTCTTTGAGAAATCTTTTGACTTTGGTAATTCAACTGCTTGTGGCCCTCTAATCTCAAACGTGTCTTGTTTGTTTTGGTTTATTTGCTTTATCATACCGGCAAGTTCTTTACCTTCCTTAGATGAAGAACCAATCTTACTACCATTAGCATCAAACTCGTTGACACCATGAAACTGTAGTAAATCCATATTATAAGGTATTACATTTCTTGTTGGTTGATAAATGATTTCTATGTTCATCCATTTATGACCGTTGTCAAATATACGACTTCTTTGTTTCTCTGTCAAGGAAGAAATGGCCTTCTCTAAATCAACCATAGATGAAACAAATGCTTTTTCTAATTCACCTCTACCAGCAAACATTTTCTTCATACCAGCAAGAGTCAAACCATTCTCGCCAAAGTTTTTACTCTGTGTCTTATTTCTTGCAGCAACTAATTGACCATTATGCCAAGTGATGTTGATATTCTGACCATCCGTTTTTTCAGACACTTTTTCTATTTCCATACTACCTGTAAGAAGGGCACGTATCATCTTCT